GCGGCCCGCGCTCATGGCGGCGCTCCGGGCGCCCGTGTTCGTGGCGGCGCTCTGTTCGCCCGTGTTACTCTCTTTCGCGCTCTTAAAATCCACTTTTTCCAGAATGAACTTCACGCCAGCCCGAATCAGCCCCGAAAGGCCAATCTCTGTTTCAATCTTTATTTTTTTGCCAACCCGCTTGCTGTCCTCCTCAGTCTGCTCGTTAGTATCCAAATCTACCTCGCAGTAACGCGAATCTGCCGGGTTGTAGTATCCGAATACGTCCATCGGGTTCTCGCAGGCGTGGAAACCCTTATGGCAAATATCCGCCGTGTTTTCCTCGTACTCTTTGCCGATTTCGTACTGAAAACCACGGCATTTCAAGTCCTTGTCAAAGCCTTTGTAGCATTTCACTTGCTTTTTCTCCTCTCCGGTGCTATAATCACCGTAAACCTATTTTTCTTTGCCGCTGTTCGGATTGCCGTCCGTCAGCGGCTTTTCTCATTCCTGCGGGTATTCCAGCTCGCCGTTGATTGGCGCGAAACACTGCGGGACCGTGTTGCCGCAATCGTCGCTCCATAGCAAAAACCTCCAGCCCATCTTGTCCACCGTCCAGACATTGGAGCCGGGTAGTTCGTCCATTCCTTCACGCAGTGACTGTTCCTGATTCTCCAACTCATAGAGCGGCACAACATCCTTTGGGCGAAAATCCAAACCGCCCTTGCGTCGCGGTGCAAACCGCATCACTCTCTCGGTATCAAACACCGAGCCATTGATTTTTACAATCATTCGATCTCCTCCCACTCAAACGCGCCCTTGCCGCTGTTTCTCCACTGACCGATACCGCGCAGGCTGCCGTAGTCAAGCCATTCACGCACTACCTTCTCGTGGTTCTCGTCCAGCAGCAGGACGGTCAACTCGCAGGACGTACCCGCCGGAACTTCCTCACTGCTCGACAGTGCAACCCGCTCACCCTGTGCCGTCTGCGCACGAAGCGGACGCTGACAGATCGTAATCTCCTTGCTCTCCGGCAGTTCCAGCACGATCTTGCGCGGCTGCACGAAAATCAATCCGTCGATGACCTTCTTGTATGCCGTCAGCTTGCCGGATTCGTTGACCGCCTTTTTCTTCTTGCCGGTTTCCGGGTCTTTGCCCGTCAGGCGTGCCAGCATGGAACAGGCATCTTTGAAAAAACCCTTTACCTGATAGTCGTACAGGAACGGCTTGCCATCCTCGTCACGGGGAAATACCGTCGTTCCGCGCTCAACTACCGCGTCACTGCCCAACGCCGCGACTTCCTCCGGCAGTGTTGCCGCGTCCGGTGCCTTACCGCCGATAAAGCGGGTGTAGATTTTCTCGTCTGCCGGACTGGTTCCCAGCAGGCCCTCGGTGAACGTGATTCTTACGTTCAGTTTCTTCATGTCGTTTGTCCTCCTATTTTTTTCGTGTGCCGCTGCATTTCCTTGCAATGCCTTTGCGATGCAGTGCCATGCCTTCGCTATGCCGTCACATCATCGCTTCGCCTTGGCAGTTCTCTGCTTTGCTCAGTTGCTCTATGCTCTGCCCTCGCAGTGCGTTGCGTCCTATGCCTCTGCTCTGATTTGCTCCGCCTCGCCTTGCCTTTGCCATGTTCAGCGTGTCCACGCTTAGCTGTTGTTCTGTTCTTCTCAGCCTTACAGTGCTATGCCCTCGCTACGCTCGGCGATGCTGTGCCTTTCCGTTGCAACGCTGATCTTCTTCGCGCTCTCGCGTATCTGCAAGCCGTACTTAGCAGCGTTCATCGCCTTGCCGATAACCCGGCGCTGCATGTCTTTGACTTTCAGCGTCTTTCTCCGTGCTTCCGTCATCCTCGTGTTCCTTTCAGCGGTACTTACCGCGATACTGCTTTCGCTGTTCATAGGCACACAGCAACATGCTGGTGCGTGCTGCTACCATGCCGACAGCCAGCAGCGCCAGCATGATAGCGGCTCCGGAAAACAAGTCGATTCTTCCGTTCTCGGTCATGCCGCCGGATATCAGCGTTCCGAGAAAGCTCATTCCTGCAAGCCATCCGTAGCGTTTGTAGGTCATTGGTTGCAATCTCCTTTCACGGTTTCTTGTAACCCTCGAACGTAGTGAGAGGGTTATTCTTTTCTTTCTTTCTTAGAAAGTTAAATTAATATATATTCGACCGTAGGGAGAATATATATATACTTCTTTTCTTTCTTTGTTACTTTCTTTCTTACGCCTCGGTGTGTTGATGGTTTGTTATCGGTCTGTTATCGGTGTGTTGATTGTGTGTTATCTGTGTGTTGGTGGTCTGTTGTTGGAGTGTTACGCAGACGCTTCCGCCTGCACCAATCGGTTAGCCACATCGGCCACATGATAGCGACCGCCAGTTAAACGCGGAACACCATCTAAATACCTCTGCACGGTACGATAACTAACGCCAAACCAGTCTTTTAACTGTTTTGTGGTAATATATTCGCACCCTGCGAACGTGCGTAAACGGCCTTCAACCGTGCGCCTGCGGTTGCTTAATTCTGTTGCTGTCATTCGTTCAACCCTCCGCTTTCTGTGTGTTATTGGTGTGTTGATGGTTTGTTATTAGTCTGTTGCTTAGTGTGTTGATGGTGTGTTATCTCTCATCATCGTTGTTGCCACAACGCAGCATCGCACACACAATAAGCAGCGCCATTTCAACGCCAAGTGTTGCCAGCACTCCGGCAACAAAAGGTGGAATATACATCGGTATCACCTCCTGTGCTTCCTGTGCTCCTTGTTGATCGCAAGGATTGTTCTGACGTTGATAATCAGAGTAGCCAGCGCAACGCATAGTGTTGCGATTTTCAACAGGGCCTCTATCGGTATCACCTCCGCTTATGCGCTCTCGTTGTCATTCTCCACGCCGAATGCCCCGTTGGTAATTTCATCGTCCGTGGCAAACAGGTAAGTGAACGGCTTCTTGAAATAGCGGCACAGTAGCTTGCATTCTTTCGGCGTAAACCGTCCGCTTTTCATTTTGGATTCATAGGCATTTCTGCTGATACCTAAGATATTACCCATATCATCAGATGTCAGACCGTGAAACGCTTTCATGCCCATCAAATTCGGATACATATTTGCACCTCCCTTCTCATTTGTTGGCGCTCCGCCAACCTGTGATTACAGTTTATCAGCAATACGCCAACTTGTCAAGGGATTTTTCAAAAAATGTTGACAGAACGCCAACTTAGTGTTATGCTGTACTCATAGGAGGTGAGCACATGGAATTCTACGAAGAACTGAAAGCTGCTCGCATTAAGGCCGGTTTAACCCAGCAGCAAATAGCCGACGAAATAGGCATTACAAAGAGTACCTATTGTGGATACGAAACTGCAAAGCGAAACCCTGACCCGCAGAGAATCAAACAGCTTGCAAAGGTTCTTCACATCTCTGCCGATACCTTGTTAGATACCGGCATAGAAAAAGAAAAAGCCCCTGCCCCGGCCAAAGCCGAAACAGGGGAAATCACAAGAGAGATGTCTATTGAGTTGTTAAAGGCTCTCGGATTGCTCGACCAGTCCGGCAACCTTTCCGACGATGATCTCGCGTTTCTTGCGCACATCGTCGGATTGCTCGAATGGCGTTTCGGCGATCATTCGTAGCGCATTGTATATGCGCAGCGGGTTTGTGCATGAATTGAGCATTGCGGTAAAACGGTCGATGTTGTCCATGATGTTTGGTTCCTGCCTTTCCTGTTGTATACTCCTATGATATTACCTTAAAATGGAAATATCAATAAGAACCGTTCGCCTTTATCTGACATATAGTATAGCGAACGTTTGTTCGATTTTCAAGAGGACGCAAACAGCCTTGTTGCAAAGTCCAATAAACAGGACTTTTGGTTGAGTGCTGTTTTACGCGAGCAGGTCTCGGAAGCGCTGCACGGCGTGATCGTTGTACTTAAATACATCGACTTCCTTTGCCGAGTACGGAGACTTGTCGTGGTACCATGCACCGTATTCGTCGGTTTTCATGCCGTATGTGTTGGCAAGATTGCCGATAGCCTGCTTGCTCACGCCGAACATCGCGCCGATCTCTGTAGCAGAGTAATGATGCTGGGTGGTCTGCGGCAGCGGGATAACCTCACGGCCTGCGAGCACCGTGCTTGCGTAGCTTGCGCATACCTGACGGTAAGTATCCGACTTTACCTGCGCGGAGATACGCAGCCACAACGACGCTTCACGGGCGCGGCTGTTGCGCTCCATAATGTCAAGGCGGTTCTGCTGTGCCGGTGTGATCTTGTATTCGCCGGTCTTGTGGATAGACGGAAGAACCTCGGAAGTAACCCAGTGTTTGAATTCCTTCGCCGTCGGCAGTTTGCTGGACAAGATAAGGCTGTACAGGCCAGATTCGTTGATGATGGTAACAGGCTGCTTGCCACCGGGGGTTGTCATTTCAACCACCCCTTTGTCTTCGTTATCAATGTGCTTGCGAACCGCCTGTGCGGTATCGGAATAGCCGAGAATTTCCGCTACGTCCTTACCGACAAACCACGGCTCGCCGTTTTTCTCGATGGTGCGTACCTGCTGTTCATTATACTTGAATGCAACGATGTTGTTTTTCATGTGTCTGCTCCTTTCGGGTGGTATGGTTAATTACAGTAATTCTTTTGCAGCCTGCACTCCGGCTTTTAAGCCGAGAGCAAACGCATCGCTTTCAAACCTCTGCGTGCAATCGGCCATCATGCTAACGAGCTTATCGTTCTGTTCATTGGTCAGAGGTAAGGAGCGAACGTATTCGCTCAAATTCTGCGCAAGCCGCAAAGCCTCTTGTGTGCGGCTAAGGCAATATCCCGAAAAATCCATTGTGTTAGCCCTCCATATCTTCCGGAATATTCGTGCCGAGGATTTTGTTGAAGAAGTATACCTGACCCTTGCCGGTAATCTTCGGCGTGCGGCTGATGGTGGTGTGACCGTCCGAGTGGGTAATCACAGTTTCTTTGATCTCGAACAGACCGAGTTCCATACTGCGCTGGGTAGGCATATTGTAATCACTGCCATTGCGCTTGACGAGGTAGCCATTTTCACGCAGCCATGCAAAAAAGCGCTTGCCGCCCATATCCGCGCCATTCTGACGGAGAATTTTTGCAAAGTCAAAAATCAGGATGGACGTTTTGGACACGGTAACGCCCTTTGCAAAATGGACGAGCGGTGCATCGAGCTTCGCCTGTTCGGCAGCGTGGGAAAGCAGCTTGTCCTTTTCCTCAATGGTTTTCTGAGCGACAAGCAGGGCTTTCGCCATCAGTTCCTCAGGGCTGAGAGTTTCCTGGCCGGCAATGTAGCCGCCGTTCTTGCGGATAGAGGGAATAACATCGTGCGTAATCCATCGCTTGAACGCTTTGGCCTCCGGCTTGCGAGAGCCGAGAACCAGAGTGTACAGGCCGGGTTCGTTTACCGTCACCATGTTCTGCAGGCCACCAAGGGTATCAATTAAACTGACACCCTTTTCATCATCGTCAAGACGAGAAAGTGTCATGCTTGCGTTGCCAAGGTCAAGCGCCTTGCAAACGTCAGCTGCTACAAACCACGGCTCGTTCTCAATGTTTAGCGTGCGAACCTCGCCAAATTCAGGGTTAGTAAATGCAATGATTTTGTTATCCATGGGTTAATTCTCCTTTTCTACAAGTTCGTTAAGGGGTACGTTCAAAGCACTTGCGATCTTGCTTGCCATCTCTGCCGAGCAGCTACGTCCGTTGCGAATGCCGGAAACACTCGAAACGGAAATACCGGCAAGCGTCGCAAGTTCCTTTCCTCGCATACAACGTTTTGCCATCGTTGCGGCAAGGATTACTCGATCAATACGCATATATCCTCCTTTCGCTATTTGCGTTTGCATATGTCGTAATTTAATTATATGTGCGATTGAACAGTATGTCAATATAAATTTGCAAACGCATTCACGGAGGGGATATTATGACCGTAGGAGAAAGAGTAAAAAAACTTGCAGAAAAGCAGGGTATTTCGCTTCGAGAGCTTGCTAAAAAAGCTGAATTGTCGTATAACACAGTTTATTCTATTACGCGGCGTGGTAGCGAACGAGTTGCGCCAGACACTATTTCTCGGCTTGCAAACGCACTCGGCGTAAATGTGAACGAGTTGACCGCAGATGCTTCAATCCGTGTAAACAGTGCGCCGGAAATGGTGGAGCTACAGCAGAAAGTAGCAGCCGGTCAGGCAACCGAGCAGGAAAAGCAGGCATGGCTCGAAGCCAATCTAAAAGGCTTAGAGCGTATGCAACACTCAATCGAATTCATGCTGCACGATCTCGCGCAGTATGATGAGACACAAAAAATCGCCCGTCAATCTCGGCTGACCACAATATTCAATCAGCTTACCGAGGACGGGCAGGAAAAAGCATTGGATTTCCTTGAAATCATGCTCGGAAATCCGAAGTATAAGAAATAAAAGGGAAGTGGAATTATGTTTTGCACGAATTGTGGCACGGAATTCGAGGGAAATTTTTGCCCGAACTGCGGAACAAAGGCTGGTGAACAACCACCTGCACAAACAGTTGCCCCGAAGGAAACGCACGAGTATTACGACAAAGAAGGCGATCTAATCGACCTCTCCACGATCTACGGCGTTTACAAGGACAGAACCGGCATGTCTGCATTCTTCCGCAAATGCACCGATTACGATTCTGTCACTATCGGTAAAGCGTTAGACTATATCGAGGATAACGTAAAGCCGAAGGAATACGGCATGCTGGATGCAATCCGCATGAAGCGTCAGATTGAAGCACCGATTGAGAAGATCATAAAAGTGCAAGCAGTGAACGACCCTTCGGTTAAATTGCAAAAGGCGCAGCTTTCCGAACTGAAAAAGGCGAACAAACTACAGCAAAAAGAAATGAACGCACAAGCGCGTTGTCCGCGTTGCGGCTCCACTTCCCTTTCTGCGCATAAGAAGGGATTCGGCATCGGCAAGGCCGTGGTAGGCGCAGCCGTGACCGCGCCGCTGGGGCTGGGATTGATCGGTGCCGTAGCCGGAAACAAGGGCGCGAAAAAAGTCCGCGTCACTTGTTTGAAATGCGGAAAACAATTTTGGGCATAAAAAACGCCCACCGGCGGCAACCGGCGGACGTTATACGGGGGTAGAAATCTTGTGCAACGGAATTCTACCCTCTTATTATATCGAAAATAGGAGGAAAATGCAATGCCACGTCGAAAAAAAGACCCTCGCGGCTTTGTCCGTGAGACCGGAACGTATATTGGAAAGCACTACGACCTGAGAGCAAAAACCGAAAAGGAACTCAACGAGAAAATCAGGGCAAAACGCGCAGAGATCGAATCCGGAAGTAAACTCATTGAAGCCGGTGTTACCGTAAAGGAATGGGGGAAACGCTGGGTAGAAACCTACAAGTCCGGCGTGAAGGAATCCACGCGAAGGCTGATTGAGGGACGGCTTGTGAACTACGTCTATCCCTACATTGGGGATATCCCCGTTAGCAAAGTGCGGCCGCTGAACTGTCAGGAAGCGCTTAACTCTGCGGAAGGACGTGCGCCGGACACCGTAAAGAAGGTGCAGCAGGCAATCGAGCAGATGTTCCGCGCAGCCAAGCAGAACGGCTTGTGCGTCAATAATCCTGCGGAAGATTTGAAAATGCCCCGTACTGGCAAGCAGACGAGCCACAGGAGCATTACAGACCGCGAACGTGTTATTTTACTGGAAACTGCAAAGACGCATACTGCGGGGCCGTGGGTGCTTACTCTGCTGTATAGTGGCTTGCGTCCGGCGGAAAGCCTTGTGCTGACATACGCCGATATTACAGGCGGTATGATTACTGTTGACAAGGCGTACGACCGGGACACCCGCGCCGAGAAATACCCCAAGTCAGACGCAGGCGTTCGCAAAATCCCGATCATCCCCCAGCTTGCCGCAGTCCTGCCGAAAGCCGGTTCGTTCGGTGAATTGGTTTTTCCGCGTAACGGGCACTTGTACGATGATAAGTCCATGCGTGCCATGTGGCAGGGTTTCCGCGCCGCTATGGATGATACCGAACGTGAGTTGATCGCGGCGGGGAAAATCTCACCCATTGCCGAGCAGCTGCCGCCTATCGTTCCCTACGATCTGCGCCACACGTTCTGCACAGATTTAGAGCGCGCGGGCGTACCGCTCAACGTCGCAAGCAAACTCATGGGACACGCATCTATCGAGATTACCGCCAAGATTTACACGCATACCGGCGAGGATATGATCGAGCGTGCAGGTGAGCAATTAGCCGCCTTGTTCAGTCCCACATTTAGTCCCATTAACGAAGTGCAAAAAACGCCTATGGCTGACATTATGCGAGAGCTGCAAGAACTTCGTGCAGCAGTGCTCAAAGCCGTATAA